CATTTGCATTTGGTGAAAGAGCTGTTGTTTTAAACCGGGGTTAGCATCAAGTATTTCACCTGGGATAACTGTCTCGCCCTCTGCGGCATGAACCATGTAGCTATCGCCATAACGACCCAAACTGGCTAATCCTTCCGCTTCTTTTTTGAAAATGGGCATCATTTGATTCATTTTGTTATCCTGCCTTCCTAAGCTATAGTTATACCATTATTTCATCAATTAAGAAATTTCTATGTAGCTGCCTATAACGTGCAATCTATTTGCATTTGCAGCCGTTACTTTAACAATCTCTCCTTCTTGAACAACCAATGGTTTGTCCAAAAGCTCTAGTGTACCGTTTGCGGCTGTTGCCTTGACGTTATACAGTACAAATACTGCCGTACTTGCGTCCGTAATTGTAACCGTAATAGTTGATGTGCTACCGCTATCATCAGCAGCAACTAAAGATTTAAAGATAGCTGTCTTTGCTGTTGGCGCTGTGTATAGCGTCGTAGCACTAGTAGTCGTTAAATCTAACTTAGCGTTTTTATAAAAGCTAGCCATTTATCCTAAGAACCATGTTAAAGCGTTGTTTTCGTCCTGCCCTTCTATTTTAGAAGGCATTTCTGTGTCCGTTAAAGCTAGCTCAATGTCTCTAAAAGCTTTTTGAACAAGCTCCGAGTTATACTCAGTTTCTACGTTTGGTAGACTATGGTTCAACAATCTAGCCATTATCGCTTACCGTCCGGTCTAGCTTCCAAACGTAAATCGCCCAGGGTCCATGCAATATCAGTGGCGGAACTTTGAATCCTAACAGCAGCTTGCCGGGCTCTCGCCCTTAAAAAAGTTTGCTGGGTTGTGCTGCTAACGGCATTGGTTGAGTTAGTGGCTAACGTATCACCCGGATAGTTCCTGGTTTTTATAATGTAATCCACCGTAGCCGAAGTGTCCGTAGTTATGTCTATATCCGGTATAAGCCTAGTCAAAAACATAAACTGCTCACCTGCCGGGTCTAAATCAAAGTCGGATGATTCTATAAATGATGTCATAGCAGATCCATCGTCCGTGTCCCCTAGCTCGTGATTATATATGTAATTTGAACCTCCTGCCGTACCTGCTGCCCTTGGGTAATCGTTAACACCGTAATCAATCCAAGCCGTTCGAGACAAAGAACCAATGTCCCAGGTTCCTTCTAAGTAGTTAAACTTAGCGTATCTGTCTATCTCTTCTGAAGAAGAGGAAGCATAAAACCATATAACCTCGTTGAACATTCTGTTTGATGCGGCAAAAAACTTAAATGTTTGCGATAGATTTATATCATCGAACACGTATCGTAAAACTGTGCAGGGCACATTATCTATTTTACCTGTATAAGCGTAAAAGTTTTCTCTGGCCATCCAAAACACCTTATCGCCCACAGAAACTACAGCGTTAGGTGATATTAAAGAAATACCATTAGCCACTAAAGAAAAACCAAAAGTTAATGGTGGACCAACAAAGCGCATAGAATGCAAGCCAACGTCAGTCCAAACCAATATTTCCGCTCTTGTTTTTACAGCGGTAATAATTTCAGACCCAGATGATAATCTTTGATCACCCGCTGTGTTGGTAGCTGTTGGCGTCCAATCAAAAGGATCTTCTTGATTTGACCAGCGTATCTGCAATAAATCTTGAGCAGTTTCACCTAAGGGGTTACAGCCAAAACAAACAACATGCCTGTCAGCCCCTGACACCATTATCTGGCGTGTGATCGTAGGGGTGTTTGATGCTCCTGCTTGAGCAGAAAGAGCCGTAGATCTAAAGTTTAGACCTAAAGTCTTGTCCCAATAAAACGGTGCGCCATCAAAAACATTAAAAATTAAATCTTCGCCCCAATTATCCTGCTTCCAAAGTCTTAACTGGCTAACAGAATTTGCCGCTGTTTGAGCAGGTTCGCCCCACCCGATAAAAGTATTAGCTTCCGCTACAATAGCGCCAGAACTGTGAGCAGCAGCCGTAGTTCCTCTCACCCCCCTAACTACGCCAGCGTTTAACGTATTGCCACTTTTCCCGGTGTATTGAATTAATTCTTCTCCCACCCTTATCATGCCAACAAAAGTAACAGCAACTCCATCGGATCCTGCGGCAACCGTTGTTCCGTCAACACCCCGTGTAAGTCCTGTGATCGTAGTTGCAGTTGTTTCGGTATAATCTATCTTTTCACTGCCAATAAGAACTGTTCCCTCACTAGGAAAGCTACTAGCATCATCAAGTATCAAAACAGCCGAGTTAATAGTGATAGCACCGTTTAAAGTGTCTGCCACCACTTCAAAGTTGCTGGCACTAGTCAAAACCACTGAAGTTGCTGAATCTGTTAAATCGCTTGCTAAAGTATTTTCAGATACGCCACTGGTTGTTCCGCCCCAAAGACCTGCTCCAAAACCAGTGCCTTGCACATAAGTAGATAGCCCGGTAGTGGTCTGGTATTCGGCAACTACAGAACTCCCTCCTCCAGCCGTTGACCCAGAAGAAGCGCTGCCGGCAGTGGTAATCCTGTAACTGTTGCTGTTATTAACTGTAATTTTAAATTCTGTGTTAAGCTGAGCTGCTGTGACACCATCCGTTGTTGCCGCTCCGCTAAATGTAACAAAATCCCCGGTCTGAGCTCCATGGCCTGTGGCTGTTACAGTAACCGTTCCTGAACCAGCATCACCCGTTGTAAAAGGATTAGCGCCCAAAGAAGTTGTTGCTCGAACAGGCGTTAGATCGTAGTACAAAGCACCTTCTTCTACATAAAGCTTAGATTCTGTTCCAATGCCCATATATTTTGAACCGTCTAACGCAGCCCATGTGTGCAAAGAACGAGGTTGTCCTTGTAAAACTTCGCTAGATAACTTAGTCCACCCTCCCATCTTTTCAGGACGGCCTTTTCTAAAACGTATTAGGCTAGAGTCAAACCATCCGCCATCGTTACCATAAGACGTAGTTTCTCTGTTAACACCAGGCTTAAATACTATTTTACCTAAAGGCATTACGATAATCCTCTTGCTGCTCTTTCATAAACATTCATAAAAGCTGGGCCTAAAGCTCCAATTCCTCTAAAAACAACTGGATCTACGCCTTGAGTAGATAGATTATCACGGTTTAAATTAGATTGGTTTAAATTTGCTAAACTGCTAATACCGCCCATGTTTGGGTTTACACCTGCATTTTGCGCTGCAACAGACGCATTTGTAGTCGGCTCTGGGTAATCATATGTAGGAAGTTCTTTTGGAGGAGCTAAATAGTTAATTCCGATAGTCGTACCTATTCTTTTTCCCGCAGTCATAGTTGCTTGTTTTGCTAACTCCGCAGCTTTTTGTGGAGTTAAATTCTTAAAAGCGTTTGGGTCGTAACTCCCATAATCCTGCCCTGCGTAATAACCGCTTGCTCCAGCCATTAAAGACTCGTTTAAATCGCCGCCACGAGCAGCCGTAGTTCCTGCGCTTAAAGCGCCTCTTCCTAAAGGTCCAAGAGTTGTAGACCCCGGAAACGGAGCACCAGACGTTAACCAATCTTGCCCTGCGTCTGCCAAAACACTTCCAAATCCTTGGCCCCTGGCCAACTTTCCGCCACTTTTTAATGCTGTTCCAGCCGCTATAAGAGCAGCATTTCCGGTAAGCGCACCTGCTGTTTGCAAAATAGGACCGCCTATATCAGACAATCCGCCGCCAACTTGCTGCAATATACTTCCTGGCTTACGCTGTTGCTGCCGAGCAGTTTCTCTTTGTGCGTAATCGTAAGCTTCAAGCGCGTATTCTGGATTTAGCTCTGGTGTTATTTGCCCTGTAGTCAGATAAGTTTGTAACGCATCTTTAGAGCCATAAGGCGAAGCAATAGACTCGGCTGATTCTGGCCTATCGCCAGTGTTCCATGATTTCAAAGCTTCCCAATTGGACTTATTGCCGCCCATCTTGTTGCCGCCTTTAAACCCAGCGCCTTCATACTGGCCCCACTGGTCATAAAGACCCTGTAAAGTTGGAAATATATTTTCTCTAGTAACGCCTGTGTTTGCTATGCCTACTCCCGGAGAAGCAAAAGGCATATTTTTAGCGTTAAATTGCCCTAATCGAACATACTCAGCGCCTGGTGTTGCAAACCCATACTTTTCCCACAAAGGTGTGTCTGAAAAAGTAGTGTAGTCACCTTTTCCATAACCTAAAGCTTCTTTAGCTTCGTAAGCAGCCGTGTTTGCGTCACGAGTTTGATTTAAACTTTGAATGCCTTGCAAGCTATATTCGGGTTTTGCAAATTGCATTTGCAAAAAGCCTTTTATTCCTGGATTAACGCCAGGCATATTGTTTAGCTTTGAAATAGCGTCTGCTTGGCTTGTTGGATTTTGGCTGTTAATAAAATTACGCATCATCAAGCTGGTTATACCTGTGCCAACATTTGATTTGCTTAAAGCGTCTGCGTAAGGATTGGCCATCTATATCTTCCAAGCAATTCCGGCTAAGAGCGCAATAACGGCACCAGCCCCTGTAATCATAATAAACTCTATACGTTTAATACGCAGTATAGCCT